GAATTTGAAGCAAAATCAAAAGGTTAGCGAACATTGGGCGCTAACCTTTTTGCTTTTTCCGCCTTCCAAATTCCAAATTTGGAATATCCTGCGGCCAAAAAGCGACAGAAGTATCCATTTCCGGGGCTGCGTGCGGGCCGCTGGCCGGCGCGCGGCCGCTGGCCGCCAGCCGTTCGGCGACGTCCCGCAGGCCCGGCACCAGCACCAGGTCGGCCAGCACACCCTCGACCGTCCGGTGGGCGTTGCAATGCTTCGCGTAGGCCAGGAACGACATGACCCGTTCGCGCACCTGCGCCAGGTCGACCTCGCCGTGGTAGTACCGGCTGGTGAGGTCGCGGAAATCCGCGCGGGCGCGCTTGATGTTCCGCTTGCGCGGCAGGATGTGCGTCGGCCAGATGCGATAGCCGCAGTAGTCGATGCCACGCTGCCAGGGGTGAATCGCCGTCTTCGGGTTCAGCGACAGGCCCAGGCTGTTCACCACCTCGCCGAGGGCGCGCAGCACGCGCTGGGCGGCGGCCTTATCCGGCAGGATTGCCACGAAGTCGTCCATGTAGCGCGTGTAGAAGCGTATGCCCATGTCATCCTTGGCAGTGTGGTCAAGCCGGTTCAGGACGATGTTCGCGCCGAGCTGGCTTGTCAGCGCGCCCACCGGCAGGCCCACGCCGGCCTCGTGCCCGTAGCCGCCGAGAATCTGCTGCCACAGCCATATCACGTCCCGGTCGGCGATGACGCGACCCACCTCGTCCATGAGAACGCGGTGCTGGATGCTGGCGAAATACTTGCTGATGTCCGCTTTCAGCACGTACACGCCATCGCCCCAGTTTCGCCTTGCCACGCGCAGGAAGTGCTGGGTGCGCATGACAGCCCGCTGGGCGCCCTTGCCCTCGCGGCAGGCGTAGGAATCGGTGATGAATCTACGATCGAAGATTGGCCCGACCACCCGCACCAGGGCGTGATGCACGACGCGGTCGGCGAACGGCGGCGCCTGGATCATGCGCATCTTCGGCTCGCGCACGATGAACTCGCGCTGCGGGCCAGGTGTCCACGACTTCCATATCAGGTGATTCTGGATGTTGGTGAGGTTTTCTTCCAGGCGGGTGGCGTACTGCATGACTTCGTGCTGATACCGCTTACCCAGGCGGGTGTCTTGGAAGGCGTGGTACAGGTTCTCGAACGAAATGATGGTGGCCCACAGGCCGTTTACAGTGCGTGGCATAGTGTCCGGTAGTGGTCGGGGCCGCCACGCTCCCCGGTTTCCCAGGTACGGGCCGCGGCACCCTGTTGATCTTCGACTGCATGGTCAGGACGAAGGCCCCAAAGGATGTGCGCTGGGTGCCTGCCCGTGGGCCGGGCACCTTCTGGCGATAGTCGTTTGCGAGGCGGCCGCCGATATTCGTGTTCGAGTTCGACGCGGCGTTGTTGACGTTCAGGTAGAACAGGCCGGCGTGCGCGCCGTTCGCCCAATTGCCGCCGTAATCAAGCCTTCGCCCATAGAAGCGGGCGGCTTTACGGTGACATGGCCGCTCCTTCGTGCTTGATCCAGGCGCCCACCATGCGGCCGATCTCGTCGACGTGCCGCATCCACACGTCGCGCCGGCGCAGGGTAATGCACTCGACCAGATGCGCCTTGCGCACCATGCCCCGCAGAATTTCCACTTCCACATCGAGGTCGAACAGCGCGCCGGCTTTCTGCCGGCGCTTCCAGGCCACAATCGTCAATCGCAGTATCTTGTTCATCGCTCCGCGAATCTCGGCGCACAGCAAGAAGCGTTCGGCCTTCGGAAACTGGCGCAGCACCACATGGGTATAGGCGTCCAGTTCTTCCAGCTTGGTCAATAGCTTCAGGTGGGCCTCGTTCCCTCCCCCTCGTCTTCCTCGATGTTCTTCTGACAATGCTGCGGGTCGAACCTGTCCAGCACCTTGCACAGCACACACCCCCACTTCCTACCGGCCCGCGCCGCCTTGCCGGCGCGGCTGCTGATGGTTTCGTCTTCGCTGCCCGCCAGGGCGGCGTTCAGCGTTTGGTCATTCGACACGGCTACGCGCCATGCGCGGTCGCTGCCGACAAGGGCGGCGACCAGGGCAATGAGGTTGCCGGCCGCCATCATCAGCATCGAGCCGGCCAGCAGCGCCAGCCGCGTGGCGTAGCGTTTCACCGCCGCGCCTACCAGGTGATGGCCGCCACGTCTTCGAGCGTCGCTGCCACGTCGATCAGGTCTTCGAGGCTTTGCCGCTTGCCGAGCAGGCCGCCGGCGGCGGCCTTGTACATGGTTTCCTTCGTCAGCACCCGGCCCGCCAAGTCGTCCACCGTCAGGCCGCGGGCCTGGGCGATGGCGTCGAGCATCGGCGTATCGGCATCGGGGTCGGCCACATGGGCGGCCGCCTCGGTGGCCTGCTGCGGCCACGTCTTGATTTCGGACTCGGGGTAGCCGGCCAGCAGCGCGGCGCCGTCGCGCTCGCACGCCTCGTTCACCTCGGCCAGCTTCGCGGCCTTGGCGGCGGCCAGCGTCGCGGCCTCGGTGGGTTCGAGGGTCAGCACGCCAAGCAGCACCGCGTCGGCCGGGTTGCACGCCGGCACGTCCTCGGGCTGTCCGGGCAGCGTCACGGCGATGAACAGGTTGCCGGGACGGTACGCCTCGGGCACGCGCCACGCCTTCACGGTGGCCGCCACGGGCACCTCGGGCAGCGGCACGGTCATGGTGGAGCCGTCCACATCCACCACCAGGGCGCCATTTTGAATTTCCATCAGAATCTCCTTTCAGGGGTTCGGGCGGCCCGCTCGGCGGGCGCGCCCAGTGACATGACACATGAGGGCATGACCCGTCACACCTTTGCGAGGCGGCCGCCGACAGACGTGCTCGAGTACGACGCGGCGTTGTGGACGTTCAGGTAGAACAGGCCGGCGTGCGCGCCGTTCGCCCAATCGCCGCCGTGGTAGGCCACCGTCTCGCCGCCGCGGTAGTGGAACGAGTCGGCATACGTGCCGTTGCTCTGCGAGGCGTCCACGGTCGCGGCAGCGAACACATGGGACAGGTCGTAGTTGGCGCCGGCGTCCGCCGACATGGTGACGGGCCAGTAGTATTCCCCTTCGGGAACCAGCGGCACCGTCTGGTTCGTGGCGACGTAGGTCTTGTTCCCGTTCTTATCCCAGATGCGCCACTTCCCGGCGGCGGTGCAGCCCAGGCCGTCGACCATCTGCCACACGTTGCCCCACAGGCCGACGATGCCGCGCCAGGTCGCTTGCGCGACGGTCGCGTGGCTGGTGTTCAGCGCGGCGCTGCTGTTCACGTTGCCCTGGCCGATCAGCGTCTGGGCGTCGGGGTTGCCCATCTCGATCAGGGCCAGCATCTGGATGGCGGACAGGTGGTAGATGTTCCACAGGGAAAAGCCCGTGACGCCGCCGGTGTTGCGCGCGTTGGCGCGGCTCTTCATCGTCGGGAAGTCGATGGACACCAGCGGCGTGGCGGCCGCCACCGAAGCCAGCTTGTTGCCCGTGGCGTTCGACCCCTGGTACTTGCCGATCCAGACTTGTTCCAGCGCCACGCCCGCATCCTTGAATGCCGGGTGCAGCTCAAAGCCAGCCTCTTGCTTGTCCGACACCCAGATGGCCTTCTTGCCGATGTACGCGCCCGAGTCCACCAGGCCGGTCTTGATGTAGAAGGCCGGCACCTTGACCATCGCCTGGCTGTCGATCGTCTGGTCGACGATGCCGGCGTAGGTCGGATGCGCAGCAAAGAAGGCGGCGTCGGCGGCCTTGGCATTGCCGTCCTCGTCGATGCGCGCCCACTGGCCCGAGGTGGCGCCGGTCGATACCAGGGCGATGCCGATGACCGTGCCGAAGGTCTTCTTGGTGGTGAATCGCGTCTCCACCGACCAGTCCGACCAGCCGATCGTCGCACCCTTGTGGCGCACGCGGAAGAAATACTGCGTGTTCGCCGATTGCAGCACGCCGGCCGGGACGGCAAACGAGGTCAGATTCTCCGTGTCCTCGCCACTGTCCAGCACCGGGGTGTCGTAGGTGCCCGTGGCCGCGCGAATCTGCCACTGGGCGGCCGCCTGGGTATCCTCGCCGGCGTACACGTCGAAGGCGCTGGATTGCAGCGTGGGCGTGTCGGCCACGTCCATCAGGTCGTTGGCCGGGGCGGTGTTCGTCGGCGCTTGCACGTAGACGAACGAATCGGCGGTGCTGAACTGAACCGGATCGGCCCAGGGCGACCAGGCGCCTTCCGCGTCGCGCGCACGGCCGCGGGCGTAGTAGGTGCTGCTGGTTTCCAGGCGCAGGCCGACTTCGCGCCAGGACAGGCCACCGACCTGCGTGCCGGAATCGACCAGGATTTCGGCGAAGTCGGCCGTGGCGGAAATCTGGAACTGCACGGCGCCGACCGCGGTGCCGGTGGGCGAGGAATAGCCCGTGAGGGCCAGCGTCGGGCGGTCGGTCAGGTTTTCGTCGCCGTCGATGGGGTTGAACATGATGGGCTTGAGCGGCGGCGTGTGCGTGCCGCGCAGGCCCGTGGTGGTGCCCAGGCCGACGATGTGCGCGATCTCGACCGGGCCGCCCGAGACGGTGACGCGCAGCGCGGTGTCGCCGTCCACATTCAGTTCGTATTCGCAGTCCACATAGCCGGCCGGCACCTTGCCGCCGGTGCGCGTCCACGCCAGCGGCGCGCTCACCCACTGGTCGCCGATCAGGAAGTCGACGTACACCGCCGCAGCCGAAACGGTGCGACGGATCACCACGGCGCGCTTGACGTTGTCGAAGCCCAGGTTGATAGGCTTCGAGAAGTAGGCGTCGCCGGCCTTGGCCTGCGCGGCGCCGTCGTCGACCGTGAACGACGTGCGCGCGAGGAACGCGCCTTCGCCGCCATAGGCATAGGTCAGCGGCCCGGACACGCGCACGCGCGTGCTGGTCAGCACGGCATCGACATGCACCTGCTCGGCGTGCACGCCGTCGAACACGACATAGTTCTGGCCGGGCGTGAACTTGCTGGCGTCGTCCACGTCGATGGAGTCGTCGCCGGCCACCGCCGACACGACGGCCACCGGGGCGTACTCGCGCAGCGTGTAGTCGCCGGCCCACATTTCCAGGCTGATGTTGTTGCCCGAGTAGTCCCAGTCCAGGCGCACGGCGCGCGACAGCATCGGGGCCGTGGTGCCCTGGATTCCTTCGACCTCGCCGCCGAGGTCGACCACCTGCTGCGTGACATGCTCGAAGCGGTCGGCGAAGCTGGGGAAATCACCCTTGGCCGCCGCCAGCTCGGATTCGACGCCGGCGCTGCGTTCGTTCAGCGCGGCGAAGTTCTCGTCGATCTGCTGGTAGCGGGTGTTCCAGAGGTCGGGCACCGCGTCCGGTTCGGTGTTCGGCAGCGGGGTGATTTGCGGATGCGGCAGGGCCGGGGGGGTCGTGTTTTCGGGCATTTTGTCACCTGATGATTAAAAGAGGGGTTCGATGAACACCTGGTAGAGTTCGTCGGCTTCGCGCACCTTCGGGGCGAAGGTCTTGATGGCGACGACGCGGCCTTCCTCGTCCAGCAGCATGGCCTCGGAAACCTTGACGCCGACCAGTTCCCCCGGCTCGATGCGGCCCTCGCACTCGACGGTGTACGGCGTGGGCTGGCCGACGTCGTGCAAGGGCTTGCGCAGCACTTCGTGATACAGGCCCGGCGCATCGGCGTCGGGGGCCTTCGGCGTGTCGTCAGGGTTGTGGCCGCCGTCTCCGAAGGCCATAAACGCGAACTTCGCCAGCGGCGTGCCGTCGGCGTGGAATTTGGCGAGGCGCTGGCGCCAGCCGTTAGATATGACCGTCGATGCCATCGGAAATCCTTGTCGAGACGATGCGGGAAGACGGCTGCGCCGGGCCGCCCACGCGCCAAGTGCCGTCCAGCTTCACGCGGCCGGCATAGGCGGGATCGGGTACATCGTGGGCGGGGTTGCGCAGCTTGAAGTGCCCGAGGCGCGGCGCCTCGGTCATGGGGTTGTGCGCCAGCGGCGTGCCGTCCAGCCGGAAACGGCCCAGCTTCGTGGGCGTGCCGACTGTCCAGGTGCCATCCAGGCGGCGCGGCCGCTTGTGCAGCGTCACCGGGTCGGGCGTGCGCACCGTGCGCGACAGCCCGAGGCGCTGGCGCGGGCGCGTGTCAATGGGAACGAACTTCGCCAGCGCGGCGCGGCTGGCGACGCGCACCGATTTGAGCTTCGGGCCGGCCACGGCGCCGTACAGCTTGCCGACCTGCACCGACCCGTCGAGCGCGAAATGCCCTAGCCGGGCGGTCGCGCCGTCGCGGCCCAGCTTCCACACCGCGCCGGGCCGGGTGGTGATGGTTAGGCCGTTCCAGACAGGTGCATGGATGCGCTTCTGCATGACGAAGCGCGACCCGACGCCGAGGGTGACGGTGAAGTAGATGCGCAGCCAGTACACGAACAGCGGCCAGGAACGCGCCGGCTTCCATTCGTTGATGAGGGCGCGCAGCTTGCGCAAAATGGCCGCGTCCTGCACGTCGGCCAGGTTCAGGCGCACGATGAACTGCGCCCAGTGCTGCACCTGGGGAATGCCAGTCACGGCGCCCAGCGGCATGATTTTCTTCGATCCGTCCAGCTTCCAGGTGCCATCCAGGCGCGGCGGGTTGTAGACCGCGTACATGGCCTGCTGTTCGTGCTGGTCGATCAGGTCGACTTCCAGACCCAGGGTGGACAGCGCCCGCTTGACCGCCCAGGGCGTGCCCTTCTTACGGTGCAGCGCCACCGACATGCGGATGGCGTCGCGCTGCTGGGCTTCGGTGGCCGCGTCGTCCCAGTTGTCGACGTGCAGCGCCCAGGCAAGCCACGGCAGCGCGGCGGCCGGGCAGGTGTCGGGGTTCCACAGGTCGGCGATGGGCGTAGGCAGCGCCAGCGGCGTGGCTGCTGCAATGGCGCGTTCGGCGGCGGTGGCATTGAAGGGCAGCAAGCTCATGCGCCGATCCCCCCGGGCGTCACCGTCACGGCCACGCACCGCGCGGCCTGGTCGTTTTCCACCGCGATCAGAATGTCCTGCTGCTCGACGTCTTCGGTGTCCGGCATCGGCGGCGAAATAATGTTCACGCGCGACACGCCGGGCTGGCGCAGCGCGGCCTTGAGGCCCGACACGGTAATGTCGTAGCCGAGGCGGAACTGCTCTTGCGCATAGGCCAGGGCCGCATCTTTCGCGGCGGCGAGCAACACCTGTTCGCCAGGGCCGAGGCCCGACTGAAACACCAGCGAGGCGGCCACCTCGTAGTCCAGCACCTGCGCGGCCACCGTCAGCGCGGTGTCGCACAGCGGGCGCTTGTCGTCGGCGCTGATGTTGGCCTGCACGGCATCGAGCAGCGCCTGGCCCGGCACGCCGCGGGGGTTTTCTTCCGATTCCTCGGCCAGCACCACGGTGCGCACCGTACCCGGCACGGGGCTGTCCACCCACACGTCGCGCACATCGGTCGAGGCGGACAGCGCGTGATACACGTAGGACAGCGTGGGGCCGGCGGTGGAATAGCCCTCAAGCGATAGCTGCGTGCGCTGGCGCAGGCGGGCGTCTTTCTCGCCTGGCAGGCGCTGCACGCCGAACAGCGCGGCCAGGTTGTCGAGGTCGCCTTCTTCAGCGTGCGCCAGCATGGTCGCCCGCGCGGCGTTGTTGATGCGTGCGCGCAGCAGCAATTCACGGTAGGCGAAGACCTCGCACAGCTTCGTGGCCGGCTCGGACTCCAGGGCCAGCACATCGGCCAGTTCGGGCGCGATGGCAAGCACGTCGGCCTTGATGGTCGCCAACACCGTCTCGAAGTCGAGCGGCTCGACGACGGACGGCGGCGGCAGCAGCGACAGGTCGATGGTCACTTCGTCACCTCGACCGTCATGGACAGCGGGCCGGCCTCGCCGTTGTAGACGTAGGTGCCATACACGGTGAGCGCGATGCGCCCCACGGTAACGGCGTCGACAGCGACACGCTGAAGCTGAAAGCGCGGCTCCCACTGGCGCAGCGCGCCGGCGGTGGCGGCGTAGATGGCGGCCATGATGCGCCGATTCGTGGGCGCGTCCAGCAGGTCGAACAGGCGCGAACCGTACTGACGACGCATGACGCGACTGCCCAGGGGCGTCGTCAGAATGTCGCGGATCGACTGCTTGAGGTGTTCCAGGCCGCCGAGCGACTTGCCGGTGATTGCATTGGTTCCGCTCATGCCGACCATGTTGGGCCGGCACCGCCGCGCGTTCCTGCGGCGGGGTTATTCGTCGTCGGGGTCGGGGCTGCCCTCGCCGTCGCCGCTGCCCTGCTGGCGGTCTTCGTCTTCGGCCTTGAAATCGTCGCGGCGCTGGGCTTCCGCGGTCGTCACCAGCCCACCATCGTCCAGCGTATGCTCGGCGCGCGTCACGATCCATTCCCCATCGGTGAGCGCGTCAAAGCCGTCCAGCCACAGGGGCATTTCCGCGCACAGGGCCGGCCTTCCGTGCAGGCGCAGCGCCAGGCTGGTGCGACCACGCTGTAGCTGGCGCAGCTTGGCCTCGGCGGCGGCCAGCGCGTCGCGCTCCGACTTGTACGGGTGGCGCACGTACATGACCGGGTCGCCGCTGCCGGCGTACACGTATTGCGTCTTCGCGGCGCGGCGGTTGCCCCAGTGTGCGCCCACGCGGGCGTAGAACTGGCGTTCGTGGATGGATGTGCGCCAGCCGTCTTCACCGATTACATCGGCGACGGTGATGGGCATGGTGGGCAGCGGCTTGCCGTCGGCCGTCACACCCGCGCCGCGCTCGACGAACAGCAGATAGCCGCCGGCCGGCTTCATCACGGCGCCGTACTGCTCGGCCAGGCGCGTCAGCAGGTTCAGGTCGGACTCGTAGACCTGGTCGACGTGGTCGGTCGGGATGTTCCTGAAGCGGTCGGCCACCTTGGCCGTCAGCCCGTGTTCGCCGGCCACCGTCTCGACGATCTTGCCCAGCGTCATCTTGTCCCAGTTGCGCTTCTTCTGGCTCTTGAAGCTGGCTTTCATGTCGGCCGCCTTGCCATGCAGGGACAGCACGCGCGGCAGGCCCGTCGATTCCACCTCGTCGATCGTGTACTTTCCCATGTCGATCAGCGGCTGGCCTTCGTAGCCCAGCGCCACCGACAACACGGCGCCAGTTTCGGGGATGACGATGGCGCTGCTGCGATTGTCCAGCGACAGGTCGAACTGGTCGGACGTGACGCCGGCCTGGTCGGTGATGCGCAGCGACTTGAGTCGGTCGGCGATGAGCGCGGTTATGTCCGCGCTGCCGTGCATGATGCGGTAGGCCGGCTTCATCGCGCTATGCCCATAGCCGCACGGTCTGCACCTGCCCCGCGCTGGCGGGAAGGCCGGGCAGCACCAGCGTCAGGCCCGAGGGAAGTTCCGGCGGCTGGTACGTCACCTGCGGGTTCGCGGCCAGAATGGCATGTACGGCCTGTTCTGTGCCGTAGATGCGGTACGCGATGGCGTCGAGGGTTTCGCCTTGACGGGTGAGATAGGTTTGCGCCATCACGCAGTCCATCCGTTGTCAATCGTCGCCGTGCCGCCTTCCGGGGTCAGCGGCGTGTCGCCGTTTGCCGCCACCGACACCGCGGCGGCGGCGCTGGCCAGCGGCGCGGCGTCTTCGCCGTAGGCCGAAATCGACACGCTGAAATCGACGCGGCGGGGCTGGCCGTATATGTCCATTTCGGTGCCGGTTTCCTGGATGTTCTCGACCACGTAACGGCCGTACACCATCCCGAAATGGTCGATCAGTTCCTGGGGTTCGCCGAGCGCCGCGCGGCGGCGCAGCGCCGTGATGGAGTCGGCGCCGCCCGTGTAGTGCGGCAGCAGGTAGCCGTCCAGGTCGATGCGGTCGTCGCCGGGGCCGATGAACTGCTTGGCCGGCGTGCGCAGCAGCCGATCCTGCTTGGCCCATCGGTAATCGTTCGTGCGCTTGAGCGTCTGATGCGCAGCGGTACCTACCATGAAGGCGAAGTCGCCCAGGATCAGCAGCACCTCGCCGGCCGGCGGCGGGTCGCTGCCGTCGAGCGCCTGGAACAGTTCCATGAACTTGCCCGCAGCGGCGTCGATGGCCTTGTTCAGTTGGCGCGCGCCCTCCTGCGCCAGCAGGCCCACGGCGTCCTCGCCGACGGCTGAAACCAGGTCGTCCAGCCGCCCGGTCTTGAGCGCCTTGCCGGCGGCCGTGAAACCGTATCGGTCGGCGATGCCACCCAGCGCGGCGGTCGGCTGGTCGACGAAGCCCTTAACCATCTTGACCAGGCTGTTGCCCGTCAAGGCGTCGCTGGCGCGCTTCGCCATGCCGCTGACGTCAATATCGAAGCCGATCATGCCCAGTCTCCCAGCCCGGCGCGGCGGGCGCCCTGGTCGGCGCGGCGCACCATGTCGGCGACGCGGCGCGCCAGCGCCTCGGCGTTCTCGCCCGGCTGTTGCGTAATGTGAAAAGTGAAGGTTTGAGTAATCGACGGGCCTGCGGCCTGCGCAGCCGCCGATGCGGCGACCGAGCCGGGCGCGGCCATGCCGGCCGCTGCTGCCGGCATGGGGCCGGCCGCAATGGCCGGCTGGAACGCCATGCTGGCCGCCAGCCCCAGCGCGCCGCTGGCGCGCGCCACCGACTGCCCCATGCTGCCGATGCCCTGCGCCGCACCCTCGCCGACCATCTGGCCCAGGCCGATGAACACGCGCGAGGGCGACCGGATGCCCAGCTTGTCGCGGAACCAGCCGATGGTGTTGTCGGCCAGTCCCGAGATAGCGCCTTTGACGGCGCTGCCCATGTTCGTGATACCGCCCACCAAGCCCGACACCAGCATCTTCCCAAGGTCGGTGAACTTGGCGGGCAGTTCAATGCCCAGCGACCCCAGCGCAGCCGTGATTCCCTGATACAGCAGGCCCATCGGCGACCAGTTCACGATCAGCGCGACCACGCTGCCGATGCCGCCCTGGAACGCAGTGCGCACGCTATCCCATATCCCGCCGAAGAAGCTGGCGGCGGTGTTCCACACCGACACGACACTGTTCCATGCAGTCGAAGCGGCGGCAGAGACAGATTCCCACATTCTGGATAGCCAGGGGCCGATCGTCCCCCAGTTCGCCATGATGGCACCGGCCGCGACGGCCACGCCCATCAGAATCAGGCCCACGGGATTCGCGGCCATAGCGAGGCTGACGACTTTCCACACCGTGCCGATGTTGCGGATCAGGCCGACGACGGGCGCGATGGTGGTTTTCCAAGCGATGAACCCGGCGGCCATGCCGATCAACGTCTTGATGACTTCCTGATTGTTGGCCGCGAAGTCGGCCATCGGGCCGATGAAGCCGCCCAGCGTGACGAACATGGACGTCAGCACGGGCAGCGCGACGGTTCCGATGTTCGTAGCCAGTTCGCCGATCTGGTTCTTGAACTTCTCCCAGGTCGCGCCGAAGGTGCCCAGGCGGGCGGCGTACTCCTTCGCCATGCTGCCCTTGGCCGCCTCGCCGTTCGCCAGTTCGAGCTGCCGGCGGAACTCGCCGGTGTTGTTCGCCAGCTTCGCCAGCGTGTCGGAATGTTCCAGTCCGACCAGGTTGACCATGACGCCCAGTTGCTTCTCGGCGGGCAGCTTGCCGACGGCCTCCATGACCTTCATCAGCGTGCCGATGGAATCCCGCTGCATCCCCTGCTGCACCTGCTTGGCATTCAGGCCCACCGACGACAACGCCGCCTTGAACTTCTTGGTGCCGCTTTCGGCGGCGGCGAGCTTCTGGAAAATGGCGTTCGTCGCGGTGCCGGCCGTCTCGGTGCGCTCGCCCAGGGTCAGCAGCGTCGAGCCGAGCGCGGCCATTTCCTGCCCCGTCACCTTCACGGCGCTGGCGACGCCACCCGTTCGGGTCAGGAAGTCGATGATGTCGCCGCCCTTGCTGATGGCGTTGTCGTCCAGGTAGTTGATGCTGTCGGCCAGGTTCCCGATGGCGGGGATCGGGATTTTGTAAAGCTGGGCGATCTTGCCCATGCTGTCGGCCAGCGCGCCGGCGGGCATTTCAAAGGCTTCCGCCATCATCCCGGCGGTCTTCGTGAAGCCGATTAGTTCGTCCTTCGCGATGCCCATGCGGGCGCCGGCCGTCACCATGTCGGCAATCTCGTTGGTCGCCATCGGCATTTCGCGGCCGAGCATCTGAATCTCGCGCCGCATGTCGTAATACACTTGCGTGAGCTGACCGTTCGAGTCACGCGCGCCGTCGACCTGCTTGGCGACGCCGAGCATGGCCGACTCGAATTCCATCGCCGGCGTGACGAAGGCGCGCGTGGCGGCCGCCACGGCAATGCCTGCGCCAATGAACGAGGTGCGAGCCGAACCGGCCCACTCCCCCATTTCGTTCTTGGCCTTCAGGTACTCGTTGAGCTTGGCCTGCTTGGCCTGCACGCGGTCGATCTCGGCGCCGACCTGCTTCATGTTGGCGGCGTATCCGCCTGCCGAACCGCCGGCCGCTCGGAAGGCGGCATCGGCGCGGGAAACCTGGAGCCGGGCTTTCTCCACGCCGGCCGCCGCCTTCTCGGCGGCTGCGCGGGCCGCCTCGAAGTCGCGCGCCCAGTCCTTTCGAGGCGGGCCGGCGTTCAATTCCCGGCGTAGGTCGGCCACCGTCCGGGCCGCGGCTGCGGCGCGGGCGCGGGCCTTTTCCAGGTCGGCCTCGGCATTGCCCAGCAGATTCAGCTTCGACCGCCGCTGCGACAGCTTCGCGGCTTCGTCGCCGATCATCTGTAGCTGACGGTTGACAACCTTGGTCGTGCTGGTAAATTGACTCGACACCGACGCGCCGATCAATATGCCTGCGTACAAATTGCTCAAACTGGCCTTCCTCGATCAGTTGCCCGCCTGGGGCGGGCTGGCGGTTGTCGCCTGCCTGTTCGGCGGGCTGGTGGTGGCCGGATTCAGCCCTGAATCCGCTGCGCTCCTGGTGGTGGTGGCCGGGCCGCTGTTCGTCCTGGCGCTCTACGGGGTACTGCTGCTGGTGATGGGCGCCCTGGCGATCATCGGGGCGGTGATGGGCGGGGTAGCGCGGCTACCCACTCGAAGAAGTCGCCCATTTCCATTTCCTGAATCTCCCCGAGCGCCCAGCCGGTAAAGCTGGCTAGGTTGACGACGGCTTGCCTCAAGGTTCCTTCGGAGACAAGCCCGCACGAAAACCCGCATACGTCTCGCGCAGCTTCTCGTAGTCGCAGATGTCCATGTCGTCGAGGCTCGCCGGGGCGATCTCGCACAGCAGCGCGAACAGAAACACTTCGGTCTTGGCCGGGTCGTTATTCGCCTGCCGCTGGGCGGTCAGTTGGTCGCGCACCTTCGCGCGGCGCATCCGCAGCACGCCGACCTGCACGCCATCCATTTCCACGGGGAAATCCAGCTTGATCTCGACGCGGGCGGCGCCCAGGTCGAGGGCGTCCTGTTTCGCGGCCGTCATTGCTTGCCCCCCTTCTTCGCCGCGGGTTCAGCGGGCGCGGCCTCGGCGGCCGGCGCTTCGGGCGGATCGGCCAGCGTGGGCGCGTCCGGCACGGGGTCGGATTCCTCGATGTAACCGCCGCTGCGCAGGAAGGTGGCCTGCTTGTCGGTCAGGCGAACCGGCGCGCCGGCAGCGACGTAGCTGTTGCCGTGCGGAAAGGGCTTAATGGCACGATAGGTTTTCATGTGCGGTTCCTTTAGATGGCGAGGTGTTGACGGGTGGTTTCGAGCTGGTCGACCCCGTTGATGACGGCCTTGTAGTTCACCGGGTCGATCTCGTAGACCACGGCACCGTCGATTTCGAGCTTGTAGTAGCGCAGGCTCATGTTGATCTTGAGCGGCATTTCTTCGCCCGGCTTCCAGGTGTCCGGGTCGACGGACGTGAGCAGGCCGCGCATCGTCACCACCACGGGCTTCTTCGTGCCGTCGTCCGACACCATCGCCGCGCGGCCGGTGTAGGCGAACTGTTCGCCCGGCAGGATGCGCATGGTGTTCATCACGTCACGGTCGAACGAGTACAGGGTGGCCTCGGCTTCCAGCTTCTCGAAGCTGCCCATCGGCACGTCGATGGTCGAGGCCATGCCGCCGGCGCGGTATTCCAGCAGCTTGGGCTTGATGACGGGCGGCTTGAATTCCTTCACGCGGCCGGCATAGCCACGGCCGTCCACGAAAAGGTTCATGTCGTACAAAATGTCTGCGATCATGGTCTGTTCCTTTATCTGTCGTTGTCAGGCGCGGCTCAGGCCGTGACCGGGCCGAACACTTCTTCGATGTAGTCGTTGACCAGGCGGGAACGGAACACGATGTGTTCGGCCGGGTACGGCGGCGTGAAGTCGAAGTCGAAATACACGATGCCCTGGCTGACTTGGTCGGGCGTGTTCAGCGCCGGATCAGCCCAGGCGCTGCCGCCGAGGATGGCGCCGATGGCCGTGAGGTGGCGCAGGTAGGCGTTCACGCCCTCCAGCACATCTTCCACGTAGGTCTTCGTGATGTTGCGGTCGACGGCCCACAGGTGGGCGCGCAGCAGGCTTTCGTTGATCATGTCGGCCGTGCGGCGCACCGACAGGAAGGCCCATTTCGGATCGGACGAGCAGGTGCGATTGCCCCACAGGCGATAACCGTCCTGCTGGATGATGGTGGCGACCTCGTTTTCGTTCAGGTAGTTCGCGCGCGCGTTCGGGTCGCCCAGAACGAAATCGACGGCGCGGGCGGTGCCGCTGATGCCGTACATTTCCGTGTTGGACGGCGACCACCAGTAACCGCGATCGTTGTCCGAGCGGGCCAGCATCCCGGCCACGCGGGCCGACGACGGTTGCAGCGCGTCGGCGTTCGCCTCGGTGTCCCACACCTTCACCCAGGGGTCTACGATGTAGACACGCGCCGAGCCGAACTTCTCGCGGTAGCTGATGGCGTCCTGGTCGGTGCTGTTCGGGCCGTCGGCGATGATGACGGCGCGCAGGCGGTCGGCAATGCCCAGCATTTCGGACACCACGGCCTGGTCGTTGGTGTAGCCGGGTGCGATCAGAATTTTCGGCTGCACCTTGACGATGCTTTCGGCGCCCAGGAACGCCTGCACGCCGAGGTATTGCCCCACAGGGCTGACGCCGCCGATGATGTTGCTTTTCGTCTGCGCGGGATCGTCGTCTTCTTCGACGCGCACCACCACCACCATCGCGCCGGCCTGGTCGAAAATGGCGTCGATGGCGGCCGGCAGCGTGCCCGAGGCGCCCAGCGTCGCCGCCTCCAGGCGGCTGCCCGCAATCAGCACCGGCACGTTCAGGGGGAAGGCTTCGTCGAGGCCGCCGGACAGGTACTGCACCGAGCCGGCCGCGACCACGCCCGCGCCGGTCGACGTGCCAGCGGCGGCCACCGACACCAGCGCCGAGGCGGCGGCGGACGCGGTGATGGCGGCCATCACCTGCGCGGCGGTAGCCGTGATGGCGCCGGCCTCGCTGGTCGCCAGCGAAACGGTGATGGCCTTGCCCTGCACCGCAACCGTCAGGGCGGCCGAGTTCGCGCCGGGGTCGCGGTACTTGATGGAAATGTCGTTGCCCGCCGCGCCGGGCGCGACAGCGGTGTAGGTCAGCGCGGTGTTCGACGCAGCCGTGCCCAGCGTCAGCGAGGCGGCCGCCTGTTGCTGCGCGTCGGGCGCCGTGCCGATCAGGCCGATGACGCTGGAACGGACGGTGGAAATCGGGCGCGCGCCATAGTCGAGTTCGACTACTTCGACGCCGTGCAAAAATTGGTCGGGCATGGGTATGCTCCTTCGGTTGGAGATACCCACATCCTGAATTTCGAGCGCCTAGACTTCCTGCGGCGGGGTTAGTGCGTGTGGTGGTTGCTGTTGCCGCCGCCGTCCATGATGGTGCCGGTGGCGCTCACGTCGCCTTCGACGCTCACCTTACCCTTCATGTTCAGGTCGCCGTCGATCTGCATGGTGGCGCCACCGCTGCCGCCCGAGACAGCCATGCCGCCTTTCACGGTCAGCATCTTGTCGATGGTGGCGTTGCCGGTGAAGCGCGTCTCCGGCGCGTCGACCGTGGCGCTGGGCGTCTTGACCATCGCAGGCCCGCCGGCCTCGACATTGACCGCGCCGGCCAGCTTGATGCGCAACGATCCGTCGCTGCGGTCGTGCGTGATGAAGTCGCCATTCCGATAACGAACGGTGTGCCTGTCGGGGCTGTTCTCGGGTTCGGGATGCTGGTCGGAGTACAACGCCGTGTCGGCGTATGCCCCTTCGGTGAGGCCCGAGGGCGAAATCACCTCGACCTGCTCGCCGACCTCCGGCGCCCACCAATCCACGTCGCCGCCGGCGCGGCGGGTCTTCCAGGGTATCCAGTCCGTCGTGAAGTCGTCGCATTCCACGCGCACCTTGCCCGCAGCGTAGTCGGCCTCGACCACCTGACCGACGCGCACGATGTTCGACAGCCGGCGCTCCAGGTCGGCCAAGCGGCGTTCCAGGTCGGCTAGGTCGCTCATGCGATCCGTTCGTAGTCATCGGCGTGGTTCTCGCCGATGGCCGGATGCTGGCCCAGGTGGATTTCTGTCGGCGTCACGCCCTCGGGTTCCAGTTCGCCCAGGGCGATGCTGATGCTGAACTCGACCACCCAGCACAGATAGCCGTCGATCTCGGGCCGGAAGGCGTCGTCGCCTGCGTTGAGCAGGCGAATGTGTCCGTGCCCCGGCACCGGCCGCCGAATCTCATGCAAGGCCACGGCCACGCGCGCGGCCAGGGCGCGCAGCATCAGTTCGCCGCGCGGATGGTTCGGATCGAACAGGCATCGCGCCTGGAAGCGCGCATCGACTTCCAGCCGCGAATCGCCCGCCTCCGCCATCGGGTCGAAGCTGTCGATTTCGATGTACACCGCAGGCACGCGCAGGCTGCGCTGCTGCTTGGGTGGCCGGTCGGCCGACACCACAGGCAGGTCGGGCAGCTTGTCGTGTAGCTTCGCCACCAGCGCGTCCACCAGGCCGATGAGCGTGGTTTGCGGGGCTTCCGGTTGCGTCATCGGATGCCTCCCTTGAATACCTTGCTCAATTCGTAGCGCAGTTCCTGTTGCATGATTTGCATCAGGCGTTCGTCGGCCCGCTGGGCGGCTTCGCGCAGGGCGGCGGCGCCGGCTTCGTCGATTTCCAACTTCGCCAGTTCCAGGGGGAAGCGGTCGGGGCCGAGGCGCCGGTACACGCCGCCGCCATAACGGCGGATAGGGAAAGCGTCTTTGAAGAAGTGCTGGCCGACCTGCGTGCCGCCTGCGCGGCGCTTCGGCGTTCCCAGGCGGGCGGCGGCCAAGGCGTTCAGGCCCAGCCACACTTTTTGCTCCAGCCCTTCGCCGCGGCGATACAGCCGCAGGCGCGCGCGTAGCACCCGCTGCTGAATCTTGAGTTCCGCCGACATGGCACGGCTGGCTTGGCCTTGCGTCCAGCGCGCGGCCTTCGCCACGGCGCGCCGGGCGGCACGTCGGACGGCATCCCTGGACAGGCCGAACATGCCCACCAGGCGCTCAACATCGGCTTGCGACAGGCTGGCATTGATGTCGATCATGGTTGCACCTCGCGCAACACTAGCGCCGTCAGGCCCGTGCCGTCCGGCTCGATGTTCACCACCTCGAAGGTGCGCCCGGTGGCCTCGACGATGCTGCCCTCGGTGGCCTCGGCGGCCACGTCGTCGCGCACCACCAGCACCGGCTCAACCACCCCCGTGTGCATGGAGCCGAGGCGCGGCTGAATCCAGGGCGCCGAAAACATGCCGCGCACCGCCTCGCCGTCCAGGGTGGCGGGATCGGACAGGTGGACGATAATGGCCGCGTCCATGCGCGCGGCCAGGGCGGCGAAGTCTGGCATGACGTCAGGGCTTTTTCGCCTGGCCGGACGTGGGCGAGGCGGCCAGCATGTCGGTCTTGCGCGAGCTGCCCGCGGTGGTGCCGTACCAGTAGGCCATGACGGTCATGGCGATGGCGTCGAGCAGGCCCAGGATGCGGCCCACCACAATATCCGGCACCGTAGTCGGATAGCCCACGAACAGCACGTAGACCTCGCTGCCCAAGGTGATGATGAGCAGCAGCACGGACATGGCGAACAGGTAGCCATGCACGCCACCGGCAACGTTCGCCTTGCGGGCCGAATCGCGGTCATCGGCGGCGATCTTTTCCAGGGTTTCGATGTTCTTGAAGCCCAGCTCCTGCATCCGCAGCGCGAAGTCCTGGTCGGCCTTCTTCAGTTCCAGAAGCTGCTCGGGCGAGGCGCCGGTGATAGCCGCCTTGATGGCGTCTTCGGTGTTCTCCGACAGGCCGAACACGCTAGCGATGGCCGAGGCGGCCATGCCGCCGAGCGGGCCGCCCAGCGCCGTGCCTATCCACGGCGCGACTTTCGATACAACGCTTTTCCAGTCCATTACGACAGCCCCTTCGAGTAGGTGGTGCCGCCCGCGCCGAAGTTCGCCGTCAACACCTCGCGGCGCGGGGCAGTGTTCGGGGCCGGAAAGCCGATATGCACCCAGGTGCCTTCCTGGATCAGTTGGTCGAATCCGATTTCATCGGCGTGTGCTTCCAGCAGGCGGCACACCTGGATCGGCGTGCCGTAGCCCGGCGCGATGAAATCGGCAGCCAGGCCGGACTTGTGCGCCGAGTTCCTGGCGCCACCCACGGCGGTGTTCAGTGCCGGACAGCGGTAGCCGCTGCTGATAAGCATGGGCGCACCCAGCAGCGCGCGGGCGCGTTCCAGCCCGGCGGCCAGGATGCCCAGGTTTTTCAGGGCGTCCGGGCCTGGGGTGTTGTCGATTCCCCGGCGGGCGGCGGTCTGGCTGGCGACCAGTTCTTCGAGGGTGAAGTGCGGGGTGAGTTTCATTTTTCATCCTTGGCGCAGGGCGCGCCCGCGCGTTCGATGCGCGCCTCGATGGCGCGCTCAACCACGAACAGCAGCCGGGCGGCCATGTGGCCGCCGATGCCGGCGGCCGCAGCACACACGCCGGCGGGCTGTTCCAGCGCCGACAGCAGCATGAAGACCGAGACGCCCACGAACCCGGCAGTGAAAACCTCGCCGATCAGTTCGACGATGTTGAAGGCTCGGGTGTGTCCGCTTTTCACTTTCGTGTACCAGTTCACCAGGCCGCCGGCGGCGGCCATGCCGGTCGCCAGCGCCCAGGTGCCCAGGCTCCAGGTCGTAGGGTCTTTTTCGATCATCGGCCGGCCTTATTCGCCCGAGGGGGTGATGGTCAGCTTGATGACGGCGCGCGGGCGGGTGCAGATGCTGATGGGGTTGGATTGCGCCTCGACCAGGATGCCCTTGCCCAGGGGCTTGGCTTCCTGCTTGGCGTAGTTCGGCAGGCCGATGGTGTTGGCCGTTTCGTTGTAGTTCGCCGGCGCGAAGCGCGTGATGAACATTTCGTCGACGCCCTCCGGGAACAGGTAGGCTTCGCCGTCGGCGATGAACGGGGTGCCGCCGATGCCGCCGCGCCATTCTTCCCAGGTGCAGCCGGCGAACTCGAAGCCGTAGCGCGGATCGTTGCGCAGGAACACGCCGGACTCGAACAGTTCGTAGGCTTTCTTGACGTTCGCATGGGCGATCAGGGCGCGGAAGAAGGTCTTGCCGCACAGCACGCGCACGCCGCTGTACGGTTCGTTGCCCATCGCGTTTTCCATCTTGTCCTTCGCCGCCAGCACCTCGGCGCGCACGTCGGTGGTGGCGGTGCCCAGCGTCAGGGTGTGGGTCTGCTGCGTGAGGCCGAACTGCGTGAACAGGTTGCTGATGACGGTGGTGCCGTCGGAATCGACGATGGTGCCCTTGATGGCGCCGACGCGCTGGTACTCGATCGTGGCATCCAGGCGCCGACGCATCTTCGCCAAGCGCTTCTGCACGAAGGCGAACATGGTTTCCTCGTCCGAGGCCGTGCCGAAGGCTCGCAGGTTCTGCACGTCGTCCGGCGTGATGGTGTCTTGCGTGGGCAGGTGGGTCGTCGGGAACACCACCACCGAGCGCGTGCTGCCGCCCGTGGCGTTGGGGCTGGTCGTGGTGCGCGACTGGTTCGGGATGAGGGTCAGCGTGTCCACGTCCTTTTCCACCACCAGGCTGGTGGTGGTGATGCCGTCTTCCTGGAACAGGCCCAGTTTGGCGAGGCGCGACGGCAGGGCCGGCGCTTCGTTGATAGCGGCGGTCAGTTCTTGCAGGCTGAATTTGTCGGAATCGAAAATACCGAGGTTCATGTCATGGCTCCTTTCAAGCGGCTTTGCCTACCGCCTGACGGCGGGCGTAGATGGTGGTGAAATCGAGGCGCTTGCCCAGTTCGGCCTTCGGGTCGTCCTGGGTTCGCGGCGGGTTGTCTGCGGGTGCGTGCGGGTTGATGGTGGGCGCGCCCTGGGCGCGGGCGGCGGTCAGCGTGGCGCGGGCCACGTCCACCGACACGCCTGCCAGAATCAGGTCGCCGGCATCGGCAGGACGGCCGGCAGCCTGGGCCAGGGCGGTGATTTCGCGGGCCTCGTCCAAACGCTTCGCCACGGCCTCGCGGCCAGCCTTGGCGCGGATCAGCGCGGCGGCCAGCGGCGCCATGCCGGCGTCGACGCACGCGGTGGCTACCTCATCGGCCGGCATCGGATCGGCGGCCCGCGGCGAAGGCGCCGGGTCGGGCGAGGGATTCGGGGCGGGTTCGGGGTTCGGCGCAGGCTCGGAAGTCGGTGCGGGGGTTGGCGTCGGTGCAGGTTCCGGTGCCGGTGCGGGGTCGCCGCCGGCCAGCGCCTGCGGTGCCTTGGCGAAGCGGGCGCGGGCGCGCTCGGACAGGTGGGCCATCGCCGGCAGCGCGGGCAGCACGGTGTCGGCGAAGCCGGCGGCGACGGCATCGGTGCCGTTCAGCCAGGTTTCGGCAGCCATGATGGCCTCGATTTCGGCGGGAGTCTTGCCCGAGCGTTCGGCGTAGATGGATACGTAGCTGTCCTTCAGCTTCTCCATCAGGTCGGCGGTAGCGCGCAGTTCGGCATAATCGCCAGCGGCCCACACGAACGGGTTGTGGATCATCAGGTAGGCGTTGGCCGGCATTTCGATCGTGCCCGCCGCCATGATGACCATGCTGGCGGCCGACGCGGCAATGCCCTCGACGCGGGCCGTGATGCGATCACGGGCGCGGGCCAGGACGTGGTAGATGGCGAACGACTCGAACACTTCGCCGCCGTCGGAATGCACCGACAGGATGATCTTGGCGTCGGCAGGGATGGCGTTGAAGGCCGCGATGAAATCGCTGGCCGTCACGCCCCAGTCGCCGATGTCGCCGTGAATCGAAATCACGTACTGCGCGACCGGCTCGCCTTCGGCGGCTGGCTTGCCGTTGGCCGCCATCGCCTTGATCTCGTACCATTTCTTCATAACTGGGTTCCCTGGGTGTTGAGGAAGCTGCGCTCATGGTGCGCGGCCTACTCCACGGTTTCCTGCGGCGGGGTTTGGGCGGTGCGGGCGCCAGGCGTGGGCGACGGCGGCAGGCCCAGGTCGGCCTCGCGCTTGTTGTCGGCCGCGATCTCGCGGTCGACCAGTTCGGCGTCGTAGCCGCGTTCCAGTAGCGCCTCGCTGCGGCTTTTCAGCTTGTTGTTGATTGCCAGCACGTCCGCCTCAATGTCCTGCACCGGCTGGATGTAGGCCCAGCCGTGCGGCGTCCACCGCGTCAGCTTCATGTTCCGGGCCTTGTTCGTCGGCAGCACGCCGCCAAGAATGGCGGCATCCACCCAGGCCGCGCGGATGGGCGCGCAGAACTTCGGCACCAGCGTGTTGCGGATCAGCGCCATCGCGCGGCGCTTGTAGCAGTTGATGGCGACCCGCACGACGCGGTCATTGATGCCGGTGTAGTCCCCGGTGAGCAGGGGGTACGGGACGGACAGGGCGGCGGCGACGATATGCAGTTGCGCGCGCGTGAATTCCTTGTAGCCATCGGGCGTGCCGGGCGGCTCGGAAAACTCCACGTCCTCGCCTTCGCCGAGTTCTTGCAACACGCCAGGCTCGAACGACAGCGCCGGCTGCTCGGCCGGGTCGGCCGGCAGCGGCTGGCCGTCCGGGCCGATGGGTTCGCTGCCCGGCTCGGGCGCGGGGCGCTTGATGAAGCCGACGAACAGGTTGGCGATCTTCTGCCGGACAAGCTGCGCGTCGTCGAACTCGTCGAGGTCTTTCAGGCGCACCAGCACCGAGGCCAGGATGGGAACGCCGCGCAATTGACCCGGACGGGTGGCCTCGAACAAGTGCAGCACCCGATGCGCGGGCACGCGCACCGGATCGTTGTTGGAAATGTCAGCGTCGCCGGGGTGGTTCGGGTGCAGCCAGTAGGCCACGCGGCGGCCGCGGGCATCGAGTTCGATGCCGTCGACGATGCGGTTGCCGTTGGGCAGGCGTTCGTTCTTGAACGGCAGATGGTCGGATTCGAGCAGCCGAATCTTGAGCGGCACGCCGTTTGCGTCGTCCGTTTCCAGCAGCGCCAGCACCTCGCCCGATTCGAGCATGGCGTGCATCGCCAGCGTTTGCAGGCCGTAGAAATCCGTCTGCCCGTCGGCGTCGCACACGTCCGACCATGCTTCCCACTCGTCGATCAGGCGCATCCGCAGGCTTTCGGAATCGGCCAGCGGCTTGGCCGACACGCCCGTGCCGATGAAGTCCGCCACCATGCGGTCGATGGCGGCGCGGGCGATGGCGTTGTTGCGGTAGGCGTCGCGCGACCGGGCCCGCAGCAGGCCCAGGCGCAGGTGTTCGCGGCGCGGCGAGGTATCCCAGGGCAACCAGGTGCGCAGGCGTCGCCCGAGGCCGGCGGCTTCGTGCGTGCTGGCGCGCGGGGTACGGCTGCGGCCTGGGAGCCGGAACAGGCGCGCGAACAGTCCGGGCCTGTCATGTTCAGCGCGGGCGCTATGGGGGGTCAGCCTCATAGGCCCTTCCCGCCCTGCGTGCAGGCCCAGGTGCGGCCCGACAGCGGCACGCGCTGCGGGCCGAGCTGGCGCACGATCTCGGCGCGCAACTTGCGCAGTTCGTCCGCCGTCACTTCCTGGTATTTGACCAGGCGATCGGTGAAACGGATTTCAGTGACACGCTCGCCCAGGGTCAGCGCGACGATGGCGCTGTCGATGGCAGCGAGGTCTTGAGCGGTATAGGCCATGCAGGCAGCACCCTTATCTGGATGCTGCCCAGTCTGTCGACTATGGCGCTAGGCTTCCTGCGGTGGGGTTCTTGCGGGCCTTGCGGTACAGCCACGGCGGCACCGGGTCTTTGTCGGCCCACAGGCCGCGGCGCGCGGCACGGGCTTCGGCCTGCACTGGATACAGGTATTCGTAGCCCTTGGCGTACCTGTCGTATACCCAGGCCCAGCCGCCGCCGACCATGAAGCGGCCGGCGTCCTGTTCCCGGCACTCGACGTTAGCGACGACGCGGCCGTATCGGTCTTTGCCGGACGGCCGCAGACGGGCCTGCTGCTCGAAGCACAGCCCGGACAGTGCCTCGCGCGACCGCTGTCCATAAGCCTGCTTGCGTTCCGGCGCGTCGATGGCATTCAGCCGCACCGTCACCTGCTCATAGGCGCCAGGGTCGCCGCAGCGCGCCTTGATGGTATCGCCGTCCGTGACGCCGACCACCAAGCACGCCAGCAGAATGGGCAAGGCGGCCATCTTCGCCTACCTGGCCGCGGCGCCGCAGAACTTCCCGGCGGCGCGGGCGTGGTCGCCGTCTTTGCAGAACTCGCGTGCGGCCGATTTGCCAAGACGCTGAAACCCGACGTCCTGTATCAGGTCGCCGAGCGCGTAGCTGGTCATGTTGTCCCAGTTGGCGGCCTTGATCTTTCCCCAATCGAACCAAACGAGCATTCCCCTGGCCGTACCGCTGTTCCCCATGTTATCTACCGTCGGCATCTGTACGTCGAACACCAGCGTCTTATAAGCGTTTGCGGGCACGGTTTCGTCCAGCCTCTGCATGGTTCTCTTGGCGGCATGAAAGAACCCATCCACCCACGAAGATTCCGTCATGACGGCCTTCGGCTGGTACTTGAAAACCAGCCGCTCGCCGCCCATATCCTCATCGACCGCGACATAGGATGGGCTAAGTTTCTTCACCTGGTGCAGTTTGAGAATTTGGGCTTTCTGTTCCGCCGTCGCACCTTCCGGGTACTCGGGGCCGGGTTCCGGGCCGAAGAGGGCAACGAGGACAAGCGCCACCATCGGGGCCAACACGAATATTCCGAGGATTTTTGCTATTTTCATTTGCGTGCTCTTGAGCATATTTTTCTCTCCAGGCTGGTAGGGTGATATTTTACCCAGCAGCCGGCCCAGCCGGTGCCGGTTGCTGGTATTTAAATGGCCTCGCGGAAGCTACTCGCGGCGCACCTCCGAACCCTGCACGCCGGCGGCGGCCAGGGCCGCCACGGCCATCTCGACAAGCCAAAGCGCGGCGGTCGCTGCCGTGTCGCTGTCGACCTCCCCGGCCACCAGCATCAGGTCGCGGGCGGCACCGAGAAAGTCGGCGGCGTAGGCTAAGGCTTCGTCGTTGGGGACGCCGGCGCGAACGGCGAACAGGTGGCCGGCCGTCCCGCAGGCCAGAAACGGAACTTCACTGGTATATACGTCTTTCATCTGTAGCTTCCTTATAGATTTGCTCTATCTGGAAGCCTGCCGGATTTCGCTGACAGCACAAGCCCCTTCGGGCGGGCCGGGGCCGTCCAGTACGGCGCCCAGTTTCCACAGGGGCAGGCAGTTGGCGCTGACGTAGTCGTAGCCCCGGTAGCAGACGTCGAACGACACCAGCGCCGGATAGGACTTCGGAAATCCGCAGACGTCGCGCATGCACAGGTCGGCATGGCCCCGCTGGGCGATGAACCGCTTCACCGCCTTCCTGAACCCGGCCTGCGTTCGGACGATGTAGAAGCCATGCCCCAAGGAAGCCATGTTCTCGCACGCCGTCATGGCCGAACCTCGCCCTGGCCGTCGGCGTTGATGACGCGAAAATCGACGGCCCATACCCAGGGGTTCATGTCCCACGCGCCGCGGCCGTTGATCTCGTTCCATAAATCCTCGTAGGCATAGCGCCATTCGAGGCAGGGTGGGACGCCGGCGAGGTCGGGCCGCACCAGGGCGACACCTTCCGCCATCGCGTCTTCCACGCTGATTTCTTGCAGACGCTCGACGCGCACGCCCGTGATTTCCAGCTCGATGCGAGCGGCAGCGCGCGGCATGTGGATGCTCGGGCGCCATGTGCGGTATTTCCCCTCGGGCGAACGCTCGCCATCAGGCCCGTGCGGATCGTCCAAGTAGTCGGCCCGATAGAAGACAGGCACGCCGGGCTGATACGGCCCCAGCGGATGGTTCGCGTGTTGCCACGTCTCGCGCACCCAAAGGCGATCACCGGGCGCGCCGTAGGGGCAGCGGAAACCGGGGATGCTCACCCCGTGTTCGTTCACGATCTCGCAGTAGCCAGGGCCAGCCATGCGCACGATGCCGGGCGCAACGATCTGGTCGCGCATGGCGCGGCGGGTTTGCGTCTTCTGGCCCTCGACGAGAGCGCGCACCATTTCGGACTGAAAGAGAATCGGGCGTTCCCTCATTCGGTGTCTCCGGGGAATTCGATAGCGATGCGCTGGGATATGGTGATGTGTTCCACCGGGCGCGGCATTTCGGTGATGATGAATTCGTCGGTGTCGTCAACGAAGTGGCCGCGGATGCCTATGGCTTCCATGCTTTCGCTGAAATCGGCCCGCCACCGGCGCGCTCGCTCTTCCGGCGTCTGCGCCGTCCATTCAACGATTTCCTGAACAATGGCCGCGGCGATTCGGGCGACCTGCGTGCGGGTCGGGCCGAGGTCGGCCCCTGCCGTCATGCTCATGGCTGCACCCGCCCTGTTGCGCGCAGCACCTGGCCGATCAGTTCGTGGTAGCGCGCGTAGGCGAAGCGACGCATGTGAGCCTTGAAGGCGTCGCGCTCGGGCCAGGGGTCGCCCGCGAACTCGGCGCGGCCGTCGCGCATGGCGGTGAAGTCCAGGTACGCCTTCTCGATCGTTTCTTCGATGTCGTGGCGCCGCAGCTTGTCCAGCACGGCGACTTCGACCTGCCGCACGAAATCGTCGTAGGTTGCCGACCGTTCGGTGCCCGTCTTGATGATGGCCTGCACTTCGGCCACCGACAGCACGTTTTCAGGGGTTGCGCTCATGGTTTATCTCCAAGGTTCGGGGCGGGCAGCGCGCACGCGCCCCACAGGGTGAAGTGCTGGCGCAGCGTCAGGCGGCGCACGTCCAGCCGGATGGTGGCGGGCAGGCGAGTGCCCAGGGCGGCGCGGATGCGGCGCACGCGGTAGAAAGGCACGCGCACGATGACGGCCCCGAGGCCGGCTTCCTGCACCGTACCGCGGCCCGCGCAGGCAATGACGGCCCGCAACAGGTCGGCCGTGGTGGCGATGCTGGGCGGCAGGTCGTTCCGGGTGGCGCGCATGTCATGCCCCCCCGCCGTTCTTGGCGGCGCGGCTGGCGCGCTTGCTCGGCTGGCCGCCGCGACCGCCGCGCACCTGCGGCAGTTCCAGGTCGAACAATTGCGGGCCGCGCCGGTCGGCCCGCTCCATCGCCACGGCCTCGGCGGCGAAGCGGCCGACCTCGGCCATGTCTTCGACTTCGCGCTTGGTCAGCACCATGAGCTGCGCGATCTCGTCGAAAGCGAAGCCGCGGGCGCGCAGGTTGTAGACCTGCCGGGCCTTGCGCACTTCCTCGAACCAGTTCAGGCGCGGGATGAAGATTTGCTCGGCCGGGTAGGCGGCGCTCAAGCGGCGCGCGGCTTCTTCGCCGATTACCCTGGCGATCACGCTGCGCTCGGGCCTGCTGTCGGGCACGACGATGTTGCGACCGCCCCACCAGGCGGCCAGCAGCACCGTGGCGCGCAGGCCGATTACGGCCACAATGTCGTCCAGCACGGTGTTGCGCTGGCTCGCGGCGAGTTTGTTATTTGACATGGCGGTGTCCTTTCTTGGGCGGGTATTCATCGGGATAGGGCGCTGCTGACGACACGGCGGCGGGCCGGGCGCCGCGGTGCGGGCGTGGTGTTGGGGTCGGGGGGTGGCGGTGGCGGCGCCGACAGGTTCACGCGCGACAGGCGCATGGCGGCGGTGGCGTACACAAGGCAGTCCAGCGCCTCGTTGCGCGCGCGGATCTGCACCCATTCCGAGAACGGGCGGGTGCCGCGCACTTTCGTGACCAGTTTTTCGGCGGCAAGCTGCGCGAAATACTCGTCGTCGAAGGCCGGTTCGCCGGGGAAATGGATGTAGCCGGGGCCACTCTTGTCCAGTTTCAGGCGCGCGTACACCAGCGCCTTGCCCTGGTCAACGCCGATAGGTTCGACGGCGTGCTGCTTTTTCAGGCGCTTGCGCATCCGCTGGCGGCGCTTGACCTCATCTTCGACCAGTGGCCGAGCCGGGCCGGCGATACCCTTGCCGGCCACGGCGTAGCGGTTCGCGGCGCAGAAGCTATGCACCATGCTGGTGTTGTAGCCGGCGTCGACGATGGCGTGCTGGATACGGTGTTCGCGCATGGACTCCGCGAGCGCCTGCCACACCTCGGGTTGCGCCGTGTCGCCAGGAATGATGACGTGGTCGATGAGCCAGGCTTCTTCCTTCTCGCCCCAGCCCACATAGCTGGCTTCCAGCCGGTTTTTCTGCACGTCCACGCCGGCGGTGCGCAGGCGGAAGGGGATGGTGTCGGGGTCGTAGTCTTCCAGTCGGGAAATCAGCGAAATATCCTCGATGCTGTCGCCCTGCTCGGCCCAGGCTTCGCCCAGGTAGGTGTTCACGAACGCCTTCATTTCGGCCGTGTCGCCCTGGCAATCCAGCCACTTCTGCGCCACGTCTTTCCACGACACGCCCAGGCCCACGGGCGCGTACAGAACGTTGATGTGGTAGCTGCGATGGCGCTTGATGGACGGGCGCGCGGCGATCCACTTCCCGCCGGCCAGCATGGCCGTCTTGTGCGTCTCGCTGATTTCGTTCTTGCAGTGCTTGCACACGTACCAGGCCGACAGCACGCGCGGGCGCAGCACCTCGCCGGTTTCCTCGTCGACGGATGGCGCGAGGCGCCATTTCAGGCCGTGCGCGGCGGTGCCGGTGCGGTCGAATTCGAGGTGCTGGTGCTGGCCGCAATGCGGACATGGGACGTGGTAGCGGCGCTGGTCGCCGCGCGAGAACAGCAGCGTGATGCGGCAGCGGCCGGCCACCGTGGGCGTGCTGATGAAATACGACTTCGCGCGGCTGTACGTGCGCTGCCGGTTGTCGATCAGCGTCATGGGGTCGCCCTCGCCGCCCACGTCCCACGGGAAGGCGCTCACCTCGTCGCAACCGACGTAGGGGATATGGTCGGAGCGCAGCGAGTCGGGGCTGTTCGCGCCCGAGCGGATGATGCGGGCGTGGGCGCCGTACTCGACCACGTCCCCGCGGTTCGCCTTGTCGCGGCTGGCGCGCGACGTGATGCCGGCCAGCACGTCGGTTTCGGCCAGCATCTTGGACATGCGCGGGTTGAAGCTGCGGTCGCGCAGTTCCAGCGTCGGCAGCACCACCAGCATGTCCTTGTTTTGCAGGTGGTGCATGATGTAGCCGATCCAGTTCATCAGCACCTCGGAACCGCCCACGCCCGACGACTTCGCAAAGGACACGGTGCGCACTGGGCTATGTTCCGACAGCGCGTCCATGATCTCGCGCAGGTACGGCGTCAGCGCGGTGTTCCAGCGGCCGGGCGCGTTCGTCCCCGAGCGCAGCCAGCGGTGCCTGTCCGCCCATTCGCTGACGGTGAGCAGGTCGCGCGGCTGCGCGCCGCGGCGGAATCGGTCGCCGGCGGGCGGCAATGCTTCGCAGGCCCGCGCCGCGCGGTCGCCCACGTCCGTCATCACCATGTGCGCGGTGTCGGCCAGCAGGTAGTGCGTGCGCGTCTCGTCGGCCTCGCCCTCGATGGCCTGGGCCATCAGGCGCGGCAGGTCGACCAGGGCGGCGTCGACGGTGCGGCGCACGGCTGCGGCGGCCAGCATTACCTCGCGGCGACCAGCCGTTTCGGCGTAGGCCGCCTCGTATTCGGACTTCGCGGCGAGCGCGCGCAGCTTTTCGCGCTCGGTTTGCAGGTCGGCAAGGGTCGCCATCAGTTCGTCCCCTTGCGCTGCTGGCGCAGGCGGCGCAGCGACTGCTTGAACTCGGCGCGGAAGGCCCTGCCCAGTGCGGCGACCTCGGCGCGCAGCAGGGCTTCCCGCTCGGCCGTGCCGGTCATGGCGGCCAGCCGCGGTGCGGTCTGGTCTATCAGGCGTTCCACGCCGGCGCGCAGCGTCATGCCCAGCGCCTGCGCCTCGCGGCGCACGTCTTCCAGGGGATAGCGCAGATGGCGGCGCAGCGCCATTTCCAGCTTGATGGCCTCGTTTTCGTACCGCAGGGCCATTGCCTTGAAGGCGGTGCGGTCGATGCCGCCGTCGGTATCGGCACCCTCGGGTTGCGCGTCGGGTTGCGCTGCAACCATGCCCGCAACCATGCCTGCGCCGGGGCCGTACAGGCCCGCCACAGCGTTTTCCTGGGCAGCGCAGGGGGTCGGCAGCGCAGGGATAGCCTGCCCGCGCTGGGCGGCGTGCCGCGCGGCGACGTCGGTGCGGCCGCCTTGGGTGGCGTGCCAGCGGGCCAGACTTTGCTCGACGTCAACCATTTCGCCGTCCAGCACCAGCCGGCCGGCCTGCGCGGCGCGGGTGATGGTGGACTTGTTGACGCCGATGCGGCGCGCGAAGGCCGCTTTCGATTCCAGGGTCATGCGAAATCCCCCTCGAACGCGGCTTTCTCACGCCATATAACGCCCTTTCTCACTTCAAAATCTTTTGAAATGGGCCATATAACTAATCTCACGCCTATAACGGGGTTACGTACATCACGCGAGGAATGCGCACGAATGGGGATTCTGTTTTCGTCATGCGTGTGCGCGCAGGGCGTGATAGGCGTGAGACTAGTTAGATAGCGGCCTTGCAGCGATCTAGCCGTGAGATAGCGGCGTGATATGCGTGAGGTCACAGGCCACCCCCTAGCGCATTGCTGAACGCGAAAAAAGACTCGGTCAGCCACCTGCCGCGCGGCTTCGTGCCGCCCAGGTCGTCGATGGTGGCGGCGCCCGCCGCCTCGGCCTCGGCGATGGCCTGCGGGCTGGGGATGACCATCTTGCGGTTCTTGTAGGTGGTGCTGTTGAGGTTTTCCAGGGTGGCGACGGCCTTGCCGGATTGCCAGTCGGGCAGGCGACCCACGTAGCCGATGAACTGCGTTTCATCGCGTGGCCGCGATACGCCCGTCAGGGCGCACCATTTTTTGTAGGCGGTGTAGAGGTGCCGCCCGCTACACGGGCAGAATGGCAGCGGCCCGCGGCCTTCGTCGATTTCGAGCTGGCCGGCCTGCCATTCGCGCACGAAGATGGCCTCCGACGGCAGCGACAGGTCGATCAGCTTTTGCTTCGCCAGCGTCATCGGCGGCCGCTTGGCCGGGTGAAAGTCCGACAGGTCGAGATTCAGCAGATGGTCATAGAACGCCTCGTACCCGCCGTTCAGCAATTCACGCTGCACCTGGTCGTAGAACGCCTCGGGCTGGGCCGGCGGCGTGTAGACCACCAGGTGCCGGCGGTCGTCGTTGTCGAGCGGCAGCGGCTGGCCCTCGTTCGAGAGGTACACGATGTTGATGTGGTTGCGCTGCGTGTAGGCGGCGGTGTGCTTCGGGTTCACCCGGATGCGCGCGCCCGTGACGAGTTCCTTCAACTCGTTCTTGATGTGCCACATTTCCGCGCGCGTCACCACTTCCTCGGCGAGGATGTAGAGCCTATCGGCCGCCCAGTCGGCATTGAACTTGTCTTCGAGGCCGCGCTGGTTCAGCACCGTGGAATAGTCGCGCGTGGTGCCCGCGCCGTATATCCAGGCCAGGGCCTGGAACACGGTCGACTTCCCGGTGCCTTGCGGGCCGTGCATGATGACGGCCGACGACATCTTCGCGCCCGGATTCTGGAGCGGGTAGGCCATCCAGCGCAGCAGCCAGTTGTAGACCTCGTCCTGGTTCGGCTCGCCGCTGCACAGGTACGCCAGCAGTTCGAGCAGCAATTCGCAGCTACCTGCCTTCGGCTGGCGAGGCCAGCCGCGCCAGGTGTTCAGCTTCACACTGGCGTCCTGCCCGGAAGGGTCGAAGCCGATTTCGTCGATGAAGTAGGCGCCGCGCTCGATCCATAGCGGATGCCGCTTTATGTCGTCGGCGCGCACGCCGGCGGGCAGCAACGTCACCATCTGCGTGCGCTTGGCAATCTTGTTCGTCCAGGTGTCGAAGACGTAGTCGCCCGTGCCGTCGTCGATCGGAATGAACCGCTCCACCAGGTCGTCCAGCAGCATGATGGCTTCGGCTTGCCGCTCCCCTTCCCCCTTGTTGGGTTCCGGGCCGGTGCCGGGCACCAGGCGCAAAGCGGGGCGGCTGGTAGGCCCGGCGAGGCGGCCAGCGGCTTCCAGTGCGGCCTCGATCTGCGCGCGCACCACATGCGCCCCGCCGGCGGGGAAATGGTGCAGGTCGTTGAAGTCGGTGAGCTTCTTGCCCTCGCGGTCAGCCGGGAATTCGGGCTGTACCCATCCGCCGCCCACGGCGGTGGCCGCGTTCATGGCCGCCGCGACACCGGGATTGCCCTCGGTCAGGTAGTCATCGTCGGCGCACGCCAGGATGTACGCGCGCGGATACGCCTTGTGCAGCGCCAGCGCCACCGGCATCAGGTTGCCGGCGTCGAAGGCCACCGCCACCGGGTAGCCCGTGTCTTCATGAAGCGTCGCGCAGGTCGCGTAGCCCTCGCCCAGCAGGATGACGTCGCGCGGCGACCCGATCATGTGGTAGTGGCCGGTCTTGCTCAAGCCGCGCGGCCAGTATTCCTTCTCCATCCGCCCGCGCCCACGATCGCGGCCGCGGATGATTTGCAGGCCCCACACCTTCCCCGTGGCGTCGCACATGGGCACGGCCACCGTGCCATTGCCCGAGGGCGAGTACCGGATGCCATAGCCGCCGACGCCCTTGCGCGCCAGGTAGTCGGATGGTTTCGGGCTGACGGGCAGGTACTTGGCCCAGGCCCGCGCCGCGACCTGGGCGGCGGCTTCCTGCTCGGCCTCTCGGATGGCCTTGGCGCGGCGCACGTTCTCGGCGTGCCGGGCCTTCATGGCTGCGGCCTGCTCGGCCGACATGGCCGGGCCGCGACGCGACAGCTTGATCTTCTGCTTGCCCGAGTCGTTGCCGCGATAGATGCCGTAGCTGCCGACGATGTAGCACTCACGCATGGGCGTGCCGTCCGGCGCCGCCTCATCCAGCCAGATTTCGTTCAACCAGTACCAGCCCCGGCGTTCCTTGTCGTGCTGGTCGGTGGTGCGGCAGCGGATGGGCCGCGTCGTGCCGACCTCGAAGCGCGACGTGTCCACGTCCAGGCCGGCGGCCCGAAGCTGGGAAAGCACATCGTCGTAATTCTTCCAACTCATCGTGTGTGGTTGCCTATATCGTTGCCCTGTCGCCTAGCGGAATTCGGCGGGTCTGGCGGCCCGTGAGGCCGAAAATCCGCCAGGGGCCCCGCCTGGTTGCAAAAAAACAACATTTGCAGGCCGTTGCGTCCCCGACCGTGCAACCCTCGCCGCAGGCCGCCACCCTTCCGGGGGTGCGGGGATTTCCGCCCTCGGCGCGGACGCGAAAAAAGAAAGGCGGGCGTGGGCGCGGCGCGTCATGCGGCCACCTGCTCGCGCTGGCCAGCGGCGGCCGCGCTGGGCGACAGCCAAAGGGATTCGACGCGCGGGCGCGCGCCATCGGCATGGGCCGGCCTGTCGATGCGCAACCAGTCGGCATACAGCCGGTCGTAGAGGTCGCAGCGGTAGCCGCTCACCACCACCATGCCGCGCAGTCCATGCAGCACCTCGGCCAGGGCCGCGTGCTGGTCGTCCGTCATTTCGTGCCGGTATGCAGGCGACCGCCGGCGCAGGCCGCGCGTGGCATGGACATAGGGCGGGTCGACGTAGTGCAGGGTCTGCGGGGAATCGTGCGAGGCCATGCACGCGGCCGCCTCGCGGTTCTCGATCACCACGCCGCGCAGCCGCTGGATGGCGGCGCGCAGGCCCTCGGGATAGGTCAGCCAGTCATGCGCCGGCGTGCTGTACGCACGCGAGGTGTTGGAGCGGAAGCCCGTACCCTGCCCGCTGGTGCCGGCCGGGCCGAAGCCCATGTAGCTGCGCACCAGCGTGCGGCGGGCCTGTTCCAGCGCGTCGGTGGACGGTTCGTAGCTGCGCTCGAATTCTTCCCGCGCGTAGGGCGTCAGTTCGCACGCCCGGGCCAGGCGCTCGCCGGCGTCGCGCGCGACCTGGAACAGGTTGACGATCTCGCCATCCAGGTCGTTGTAGACCTCGGCGTATGAGCGGGGCTTACGCAGCAGCACCGATGCCCCCCCCCCGAACGGCTCGACGTACACGCGATGCTCGGGCAGGTGCCCGACGATCCAAGGCGCGAGGCGCCATTTCCCGCCGTGGTAGCGGACGATGGGGCGGGACGGCGTCATGCGCGCTTCCTTCCATCGCGGCAGAAGCCGCACAGGCCACCGACCAGCCGGGCGAAGTGTTCACCGCAGCCGTCGCACTCGCCGGGTTCACCCTTGGGCATCGCGCCCGCGGCGGCGCGGGCATTCGCCAGCGCAGCTTCGCGGTCGGCCTGTTCGCGTTCGCTGGCGCGATCGAATTCATCGGTCATCGCGCATCCCCCAGGCCCAGGCGCTCCATGCGGTCGGCCAGGCGGTTCAGGCCCTTCACGGCCTCGACATACTCGCGTTGCAGGCGCGCCCGTTCGTCTTCCGGCTCGATCGGCGCCGGATCGGCGTAGCCGGCCTCGCGCGCCAAGAAGTTCATCCCTGCGTGGCACCCGACCTTGCGGCCCAGGGTCAACAGCCACAGCACTTGCTCGGGCGACAGCTTTTCGGAACGGGCCTCGTTCAGGCAGTCGAGCAGGTAGCGGTGCGCCGCGTCGGGCGTCTTCTCGGGCCAAAGCTGGCCGGCCACGGCCTTGGTGCCGCCGGCGGCGGCGATGATGGCGCGCAGCGCGTCGGTCAGCGATTCGTAAAACAGGGCCTGCGGCGTCACGGCGTCACCCCCTTCCGAAAAGTTCGGAAGCCTTCGGATGGCTTCCGCTGGGCAAAAAAAAGAGACTGTCCATACCGGCCGGGGCGCGGGCCTCGGGCGGGTTCACATCTCGGGATGTACGAATAGACGGGCCGGGCGTGGCCGGCGACGATGCCGGCTTTGCCACGACGAGGAACCACATGGACACGCTGATGACTGAAACCGAATTCCTGCTCCACGAAGCGCGCCTGATTGCGTGCCGACAGGTGCCCGACGCCAGCGAGGTGCTGGTGGCCGAGGTGTTCCGGCGCTTGTGCCGGGAAGCCGACACCAGCCGCGAGGAACGCGCGGCGGCCGGTGGAATGGCGCACTGATGCCTTACACATCGAGCGGCCCAATCTGGATGCGCGGCCCCGCGGCCGTCTCGGCTTCATCGCCGAGCTGGTCGGCCAGCAGGTGCCGAAGCGTGCCGACCAGGAAGCCGAGGCCCTGGGCGAAGGCATCCTGGTCGCGTATGGATTGCTCGACGAGGTCGGGCACCAGCGGCGCGGCGTTCCGGTCGGCCGTCGTCATGCCGCCGCCGCTTGCGTCGTGACGCTAGTCGGTGCCGCTGCCTGCTGCTCGGCAGGCTCGAACAGGTCGGGCCGGACAACCCGCAGGTACATCATCCGGGCGCGGGGAAGCCCCTTGTATCGCCATACAGAAACCGACCCGCCTTTCACCTCGAAGAAGGCAGCGGCGGCTTGCGTGCCGCCCAGTCGGTCGATCAGCGCCGAATCGGGATGCGGCGGCTTGCTAAGAGCGCGGCGACGTGGGACGTGCGCACCTTGTCGGCCGGCCGGGTCGGGATTGGTGGTGTTCATGCTCATGCTGATGAAGTCCGAATGGATGGTTCGTTCATGACATAGCTATCAAGACATAACTATACCCCAAAACAAAGCCATGTCTATAGTCTTTTCAATTAGCCTTGTCTAACTATGTCAACCCTTGCCGAACGATTCGCGGAATTGCTTGCCGAAAGGCCAGAGGTCAAGCTGGTAGACCTCGCGCGGGCCTGCGGAATAAAGCAGCCCTCGGTAAGCGCCTGGCTCACCGGCAAGACAAAACAACTTGAAGCGTCGAATGCCATCAGGGCGGCGGCATTCTTTGGCGTGCATACGTGGTGGCTTGCCACCGGAGAGGGGCCGAAATACCTAAAGCCTGGAGAAGTTGATAGGCACCGCGAACCTGCGTCAGAGAAAGGCGACTGGCCGTTTTCCGCGCGCATGGTTGAATATGAGCGGTTGCCGGCAGGCGACAAAAAGGCACTGAACAGGGTGGTTTCGGGCTTCATCGAAGGCGTCACGAAAGAATCCTGATGCCCTACTGCGCCGGCTTCGCGCGCCGCACGCGCCGGCGGTCGTAGGTCTGCCGCACCATCCGTTCCGACGTGTGCAGGGTGGCGTCCACTACATCCTCGTCGCCGCGCTCCATCTTGTCGGTGACGCCCTTGGGCCGGCAGTCTTGCAAGCTGAACGGCTTGAAGGGGATGCCCTCGGCGGCAGCGCGCTCGACGCACGCCTTCATCAGCCTGGAAAGGGTGATCTTCCAGCCGCCCTTCGTGTATCGCTGGCCGTGCAGGTTCCCGAACACGTACAGGTCTCCGGCCATCTTGTAGCGTTCGATGGCAAGGGCTTCGTCGATCGTGGCGCGCAGTTCGGGGCTCCACTCGATGATGCCGATGCGCGGCGCGGCGCCGCGCCGGCGCTTTGCCGCCACCCACTGGATGCCCTCGTCGGTAATCTGGTCGCGCGTGAAGGCGCGAACCTCGACCGAGCGGCGCAGGCATAGCCAGGCCGTTTTCAGCGCCAGGGCCACGATCAGGCCCGCGCCGCCCAGTTTCCGGCCGACGCGCACGGCCAGGTCGATCTCGGCATCCGTCACCAAGCGTTCATAGGTCGTCGTCGCGTTGCGCTCGACGTCGTCGAACGGATTGGTGACGATCATGCCCATGCGCACGCCGCGTTCCAGGATGCGGCGCATGAGCGAAATTTCCTTGTTGCCCTTGGCCGGCCGGCGCGCCTTCACGCAGGCGTCCAGGTAGTCGTAGGCGTCCTTCTTGATGAGGTCGGCCACGGCCATGTGCCCGAACGCGGCGCGCAGGCGCTTGATCTCGCGCTTGTTCTCGTCCATCGTCGAGTCGGCGCGGCGTTCGGGGCTATCCAGGGGCAGGCTCTCCTGCCAGGCCAGCCAGGCGTCGATCAGCGCGTCCACCGAGCCTTCGGCGGGCCGGCCCAGGCCGATCTCGCCGGCGCGGCGAATCGCCTCGGCCCGCAGTTCGGACATTTTGGCGCGGTCGGTAACGGGGCACCGAAGGCGGAAGGCCCAAGTGTTGTCGGGCAGCTTGTAGCCGATGGAGTATGTGCGCGTGCCCTTCCGTTCGTACACCCGATACGGCAGGCCGTCGCGCCTGTCGCGCTTTCGATTCATGGCGTCATGAAATCCAGGCGTGGGCCGACACGGCGGCCTATAGTCGAGCGGCCCGACATGCGGGCCTCGAAGTAGGCGCGCGACACGCGCGGAATCTCGCCGCGGCGCGGCGGCGGTTCGTAGACCCAATGCCGGGCATCCAGCCAGGCCATCATGCGCGCCGGCTGCACAGTGCCGGTCAGTTCTTCGAGCTGCGTGCGCGTGAGCAGCAGGGAATCCGCGTCAATCATGCCCGGCCCTCGCTGATGGGCCTGCATGGGCGGCCGCCACCAGCGCGGCGGTGCTGTCTTCCAGGCGTTGCAGGGCTTCGGCCAAGCGCACGGCGTCGGCGCCGGAAACCGGCTGGTCGCCATGCTTGGCGATCAGCGCGTCGACCAGCGACAGGCACGCGCGCGTGGCGGCCACCTGGGTCTTGGCGCACGCACGCAGCCGCAGCACGGCTTCCGACGATTGCGGGGCAGGCCGCGCTGGCGGCACGTAGCGCGGGTCGCGGGGGAAAGCGAGGTCTTCCAGGGACATGGTCATTCCCCCGCGCTGGCCGGCACCGTGCGGCGCAGGTGCTTGTCGGCCGGGCTGATGATGCCGCGCCGTTCGAGCGCGCCCAGCAGCGCCTCGGCGTGCAGAAAGCCGATGCGCAGGCGGGCCTGTAGCAGGCTGGTCGAGACGCGCCCCTGGGCGACGATGACTTCGCGGGCGCGGGCAATAAGCTGTTCGTCGTCATCCGCCGGGCCGGCGGTGATGGCGGCCGCCTCGACAATGTCGATGCCGACGCGGTGCGCCACATGCACTTCCAGGTGGGCGCCCTGCGACTTCGCCCAGCCGGGCAGCAGCGCGAGGGTGTCGCAGTCGAGCATCGCGCGCAGGTCGGCACGTAGGCAGTCCTGCCAGGGCGCGCTAGGGTCGGGATTGATCTCGGCCGGATTGATGACGTCGTAGCCCAATTCGCGCAGGCGCATGGCCTCGGCGTTGAACGCCGGGAAATTGAGCTTCGGCAGGCCCGTCATGGGGCCGCTGATGTAGATTTTTCTCATGGTTCCCCCTCGCTATGCGACCTTGTCCATGTAGGCAGCCTCATGCCGGAAGTTCGCCAGCGCCAGGGCCTCGGCCTGGACAGGTGCGACGCTGTTGCCGCACATGCGAATCTGCGCGGTGATGGACAGCGGGACGCGGGGCAGCAGGCGCGGATCGCCCGGCACCTGCACGCCGTTCCTGAACAGCAACTTCGGGTCAGGGATTTCGTGGGTGATGTAGCTGTCCGGGAAGGACTGGGCGCGATAGAGTTCCCGCGCTTTCAGCATCCGCAGGGTGACGTCGACCAGCACCCACCATGTTCCGCCGTAGGCCATCAGCACCAAGTCGGCCGGCTCGGGGAACTGCTCGGCGAGGTGTTCGTGCAGCAGCGCAGCGCACTTGCGCGCCTTCTCGCGGTGTTCCGGCGACAGGCAATTGGCGGGAACCTGCACGGCCTGCACCAGGCCCATGCGGCCCTTCGTCGGCAGGGTGTGCATTGGTTCTCTGGCGTCCTGCCATTGCCCACCGCTGCTGTAATACTTGACCAAGTAGGCCGTCGCCATCCGCTGATTGCTGCCCGAGGCCGTGATGGTGGACAGCGGCGCGTCGGCGGCGCGGCCGTCGCCATCGTAGAAACCGCCGTTCGCCTGCTCGAAAAAAGCAGCGGTCAAGGCACTGGGCGAACTGCTGGCCGTCACGGAATTGAGCGGCGTTTCCAGCGACCGCACGCCGCTGCTCCACCGCTTTGCGCCCGTGCTGCACGTCTCGCCGTGCCCCATGTCGATCAGGTTGGCAACGATCAGCGCCTGTTCGCCGCGGTGCGCGCCCGTCACCGTGGGCAGCGGCTCGGCCGGCGTCGAGCCGCTGCGGTCGCCGTGGTGCGTCAGGTGGGCCAGGTGCGCGGCAACCACCGCGTGCTTGTTGGCGGTGACGACGGTTCCCAGGGGCTGCTCAATGTCCTGCGCGCGGGGCTGCTGGCCCTCGCGTTCGCCGTATCCGATGGTGATGAGGTGGGCGCCGACCACCGAAAAATGACCGCCCTTGACCTGGGCGCAGATGGTGCGCAGCGGATCGTCGGCCGGCATGGTGCGCTGATTGCTGGCGTTCGCGTGTTCGGTGATGAACGGCATCAGCGCAGGCATCACGACGGCGCGGTGGTTCTCGGCGGTGAGCGTGCCCATCGGCTGGTTAGCTGCCGTGGGCTTGCCCGAGTACGCGGGGCCGCCGGCGCCGGCCACGAACGGCGCGAGTACCGGCTGGCCGAGCATGTGATGCCCGCCCGTAGTGACAGTCGGCAGCGGTTCGTCGGCAGCGCGCGCGGCGTGGCCGGTCGTGTTCGTCACGATGAAGGGCTTGGGGCTGGCGAGAACATGCCGCCATAGCCCTTTGGCGACCCGCCGCTGGGTATTCGCCGCCAGCGGCTTGGAGCGGTCGAAAATGCTGGCCGCCGGCAGGTCGAAGTCGATGCACTCGGCGGCGGTACGGTATGGCGCCAGCGTGCCGGCCAGCACCTCGCGCGAGGCGGGTTCGCCGTGCGTCTGCTCGGGCCACACGATCGGCAAGCCGTCGCGGCGCGCGACCAGGAACAGCCTCTTGCGGATGGTCGGCGCGCCGTTGTCGCACGCCCGCAATTCGCGCCAATCTACCGTGTAGCCATGCTGGCGCAGTTGTCGCACGAACGACTCGAAGGTTTTACCCTTGCGGCGCGGGTCGGGGTACATCGTGCCGTCGGGGTCGACAATGAGCGGCCCCCACGTTTGGAATTCCTCGACGTTTTCCAGCATGATGACGCGCGGACGGCACAGCGCGGCCCAGCGCATCGTCACCCAGGCCAGGCCGCGAATTTCCTTGGAAACCGGCGTGCCGCCCTTGGCCTTGGAAAAATGCTTGCAATCCGGGGACAGCCACACCAGGCCGACGGGCTGATTGCCCGTTACCTCGATCGGGTCAACGTCCCACACGCTTTCACACAGGTGTTTGGTGTACGGATGGTTCAGGGCGTGCATCGCCAGCGCCTCGGGGTCGTGGTTGATGGCAATGTCCACGGGGCGCCCGAAGGCTGCTTCTAGTCCGGTGCTGGTGCCGCCACCGCCGGCGAAGTTGTCGATGATGAGTTCGCCAGGGAATGGCAAGGCAAGTTGCGGGGCGCGGGCCTTCATGCGGCGCCTCCTTCGCGCGGGTCGCCCACGATGGCGATGATCTCGGCGATGGCTTCGGCCTTGCTGATACCGACCGGGTCGAGGTGGCGCGCCAGCACGGCGCGCACCGCGTCGATCATGTGCGGCACCGGGCGCTCCACGGGCGCCTCGCCGTGCTGCCTGTCGTGGCACTCCATCGCGGCCAGGATCAGCGCGCCGGCGCGTTGCAGGTCGCGGCGGAAGTCTTTCGGCTTCCACCATGAGGCATCCCACGGCCAGCCGAGGGGCGGCTGGCCGGCGTTCGGGAAGGCGTCGGTACACAGGGCGTAGTAGCCCGCGGCCACGGCCAGGGTGGCTGGGCCGTGGCGGTCGTCATGCTCGGGCGTCCAGCCTTCCGTTTCGATCTGGCGCTGGCGCTCGGCCAGCACGTCGAAGGCCGCGCGAGAAAGCGGCACCAGGCCGGTGTTCCAGGGCGTCGAGGCGGCAGGCGCCTGCGCCGCCGGCGTCGGGGTGGCGTTCGTCATAGTTCCTTTCCTTGTTGGTTGCCCGCCGGGCGCATGGCGCGCAGGCGCTGCATGGCGAGATACAGGGCGGTGGCGTCGAGGCGGCCCAGCAGGGCCTCGATGGTGTTCACGCCCACGCGAATGGGCGCGGTTTCGTGGGCGGCCAGCGCGCGGCCGGCGGCCACCTTCGGCATCACCTGATTGAGCGCAGCAGCGCCGCCGGTGATGAGCCGGGCTTCGTGCTGGTGCTGGGCGTCGTGTTCGAGCGCAAGCTGCACCACGTTGAAGACGCCCGCGAGGTTGTCGAACACGCCGACGGTGGGCGCGCGGTCGAGACACCACAGCGAGGTGTGCAGCACCATCGCAAACTCGTCGCGCAGGCCGCGCGTGACGGGGATGCGGATGGCGCGAGGCGTGCGGCGCTTCTTCATGTGTCGCCCTCGTCGCGGTCGTTCGCCGCGCGCATACGGAAATCGCCGCCGGGCCTGGGCGGATTGCGCAGCTTGTCGGCCAGCGATGGCGCGGGCCGGGTCGGGCGCGGCTTCGCCAGGGCGCGCGCGGTGTTTTTCAGCGCGACGGCCAGCGCCGGCCGCGACAGGGCATCGTCCAGGTCGAGGGTGCAGCCCGACACGCGCAGCGCGTGCAGAAGCTGCTCCCGCGTCGGCTCGGCGGGCTGGGCGGCCATTACTGCATTTCCCCGGCAATGCGCCAGCTTGCGCGCCACGTCAGGCGCAGCGCGCGGTCGCGGCGCAGGTGGAAGGCCACGCGGAAGCGCTGCATCAAGGCCAGCATGGCAGCATCTCCAAGGCGATTCCGATGGCGTCGCAGCCGTTGCCGGCGATCACGGCGACGTCCAGGCCCGCGCCGCGCACGCGATACGCGCGGCCGGGGATGATGGGTGTGGCGGACATGGCGGCTCCCTGTTCAGTACAGGGCGGCCCGCTCGGCGGGCGCGCCCAAACTCACATGACCCATGAGGGCATGACCCGTCACACCTTTGCGAGGCGGCCGCCGACAGCCGTGTACGAGTTCGACGCGGCGTTGCCGACGTTCAGGGAGAACAGGCCGGCGTGCGCGCCGAACGCCCAATTGCCGCCGTGGTAGGCGACGGCGTCGCTGGACGCCCAGAAGTAGTCCCCGTAGGTCGACTCGTCCCGCTCGCTGCGCACGCTGGTGGGCAGGAACACCGCGCCGAGGTCGAAGCCCTCGTCGCGCTCGGTGCTGCGGCGATGGAACCAGCCGATGCTCGGGGCCTCGATCTCGGTGTCGACGAACTGGCGGTAGCCGTCGGTCGTCCAGATGCGGTACTCGCGCTCGGACGACGTGCGCAAGCCGTCGACCATCTGCCACACGTTGCCCCACAGGCCCGTGATGCCGCGCCAGGCGGCTTGCACCACCTGCGGATCGTCGACGCTGCGCACGCCGTCGCCGTCGACGTAGCCCGTGCCGATCACCGCCTGCATGTCGGCCGTGGCGTGTTCGATCAGGGCCAGCATCTGCACGGCGGCGAGCTGGTAGATACTCCACAGCATCCAGCCGCGGCCATCGCGGCCGGCAGCCTGCTGCATGGTCGGGAAGTCGACGGCGGTGAGCGGCGCGCTGCCCGGCTTCGAGCCGAGGAAGTCGCCGTCGGGCGTGCCCTGGTACTTGCCGATCCAGAACTGCGGCAGCGGTTCGCCCATGTGGCGAAACGCGGGGTGCAGGTCGAAGCCCTCGGCGGGTTCGGGACTCACCCACAGCGCGAGGCGGCCGGCATACGGGCCGCTGCGCACGGGGCCGGCGCGGTAGTAGAACGCGGGCACGCGCACCATGTGCTGCCCGTCGATTTCGTCGTCGGCGATGCCGGCGTAAATCGGGTGGGCGTCGAAGTCGGCGGGCGACATAACGAGGTCGTCGCCACCGGCGTCGATGCGATGCCAGATGGAGTTCTGCTTGCCGATGATGATGCCGATGATGGACATGGCGAAGGTTCCTTTCAGGGGTGGGTTGCCGGGCTGGCCGGCGAGGGGGAAGCCGGGGCCAGGCAGGCCCGCGGCGGGAATTCGATGAGGTCGAGGGGCACGCGATGCCAGGCGGGCGCGGCGACGGCGAAGCGGGCCGGGCCGAACGACAGGCCGTAGCGGCCGTCGTCGTGCTGGTAGAGCAGCGGCGCCGGGAAGGCGCGAGGCAGCGGCAGCGACCCCTCGGCGCGGGCGATGGCCGCGGCGCGCTCATTGGCGCGGGTGATGCCCTCGCCGTCCACGCTGTCGGCGGCGTTCTTCACGCCCCAGGCGTGCTTCTGCGCCGCCGTCATGAGGCTCAGGGCGTTGCGGATGATTTGGTGGGCGGCGCGCAGTTCGGCCAGCAGGTCGGCGCTCATGCGGGCACCTCGACGGTGTCGATGCCGGCGTCGCTGATGGTGTA